TTATATCTTGATTTTGTCTAAAACTTTAACAGCTTTCTCCTGTTCTGCAGGATAAAAATGGCTATATCTATTTAATGTCTGTTCAATATTTTTATGTCCGAGCCGTCGGCTAATCTCTAAAATATTTATATTATTGTTAGCCAATAGCGAGGCGTGACTATGTCTAAAGTCATGGATTCTGATGTGATGTAGCCCTGCTCGTTTTGCTGCCTCTTTGTTCACGTTTTCTATGCTCGTGTCCCTAAGCGGTTTATATCCACCAGTTATGTAAAAGTTATCATTAAAGCCGTCAAAATCCTTGCACTGAGCATAGTGCTGCTCAAGCACTCTTTTTAGAGGTTCAGGAACTTGTAAGGTGCGATTGCTACTCATATTTTTAGGTGGTGTTTCACGGTCCCCTCCGGATAGTTTTTGTGATATGCTTTTGCTAATGGTTATAGCGCCGTCTTTATAATCTGACCACCTAAGGGCGTGTATTTCGCCTTTTCTCGCTCCTGTAAAATAAGCAAGCATAAAGAACACATAATAGTCATAAAAACCTTTCTCAAGAGCGATTTCGCGGACGTAAACTATATATCGCTTGAACTCATTTGGTGTATAGAATTGTATTACATCTTTCCCTTTATATGGATTCCTGAAATTACCGACCTTATTTAAAGGATTGCTCTTAAGATATTCTTTTGATACGGCCCAATTCAAAATAGACCTAAATTGACCGTAGATATTTTTCTTCATCGTGTGGGAAAGCGGTAAATTACCTATTGACAACTTCCATTCGTTTAGTCTTCGCACGCTAAGTTTATTTAAGCGAATATCCAAAGGGTAAATGTATTTATATGTAATTCCCTTAGCTTTTTTCAGTGTCGATTCCCTTACATCAATTTGTTTAAATTCAAAATATAATTCAATTAGATCCTGGAGCATCATATTGCTATGAACCTGCTCATTTTTGTTCCTATTTAGCTTTGCTTCTAATTCTTTTGCTGCTGTAAGACCGTAAGCTATACGCGTAAAAGAACGATTTTTGCCACTGTCATCAACATAATTTATTCTTACTCTGTATTTAGAAAGCCCATCTTTTTTTTTCTTTGTTTTGTAAATTGGCATGGCAACCTCCTTGATTTTGGGTACAAAAATACCCCTCTATTTGACATTAAGGGGCTGTAATGCTACAATTTGAGTGCTAATCGGTTGTATATTACAGCCTTATGCATTGCCCTCGGTTTCGGCTGAGGGCTTTGTTATTTTATTCATCATTTGAACTCAATCAAAATGCGTTCGGTTCTTATGTCCATATTAAGCACCTAAAGCATCGAAATTGTTGAGTGGAATACACCAACACACTCGCCTATTACAGTCATCCCCTGGGCATCGGTTACAATCGGCTCATAGTCTGCATTGCATGGGTTGAGTATGATTGTATCGTCTTGCCAAAATACCTTTTTGAGAACAGCCTCACAATCGGAGTTTATTCTTACGGCATAAATTTTGCCATTCGTATAGTCATAAGTCTTTTTGATAAAAGCTAGATCACCGTTAAATATTCCAGCATCAATCATGCTATCCCCTCTAACCCGCACGCAAAAATCTGCTTTTACTGAGCTATCTATAAAAAAGTGTCCTTCAAAGTTCTCTTCGCACCAGGTTCCCTCTCCAGCACAAATATCGCCTAGAATTGGTATAGGGCGAGAAGCTGGAAATGAAATGTTTGTTATACCTGCGAGGTCGGAGCTGTCGACCCTTTGAGAATGTTCTGGTTCAAATCCCATTAGATAGTTAATAGAAACATTAAAAACCTTTGATAACTTATCAATAGTTTTTTGTTTTGGGAAATATCTACCCGATAAATAAGAACTTAGTGCACCCTTGTTAATTCCAGTTTTTTCGCATACCTCGGTTTGAGTTAATCCAGATTTTTCAAATACGTTTCTTAATCTTTTGGTTCTTATGTCCATACAAGCACCTCCTGATATAAGATAGTGTACACTGTAAGTTTAGAAAAGTAAATATTTTTTTTAGAATTTCTAAAATTTGTGTTGACATGCGGATATGAATTTGATAGAATTTAGAAAACTAAACAAATGAAAGGAGGAGCAAATGAACTACGATTATAGCAAGCTAAAAGGGGCTATTAGAGAAAAGTTTACAAAACAAGAAGCGTTTGCAGAGCGTATGGGCATTGGTTTATCAACATTAAATTTAAAACTAAACAATAAGGCGGAGTGGACGCAAGAAGAAATGCAAGCGGCAATGACGTTGTTGGGTGAATCATATAGCATGATACCAATCTATTTTTTTACCCGTTTAGTTTAGAAAACTAAACAATCACACCAGCCGGAAAGGAGGAGGGATGAAAGACTATAAAGAATTTAAATCTATACACGTTGATTTAGAAAAAGGAATCTATCTGCTTAACGGAGAACCAATGAAGTATGTGACAGAGATGAACTTAATGCTTGATGGTGAAAGATGGAGCCTTCGCATAAATAAATATGAATGGTTTGAGGAAGGCTCCAGACGAACTCCTAGCTCTATTGCGAGAGCCATTCGTGATACTGGCGCAAGTATTCGAGGGCAAGAATGATGGTTGTTCTTATGAGCTTGTCGTCATGAGGATTGAGTTCGACGCCGACTTTGGCAGCTACAGCTTGAGAAAAGTTGTCGAAATTAGCGTCGTTAATGGAATCCATAAAATCATCAAATGATTTCATTTTTATAACCTCCTTTCATTAGTTTAAGGAGATTATAACACAACAACAGAAAGGAGCCACAAAATGAGATTTCCAAATGTGAGACCAGATGTAAAGACAGCATTTGAGATGTATCACTCGCTAACATACTTCACGTCTAGCGATGTGAAAAAATTATTTGGGTGTGCAGGGTCTACTGCAGCAAAGATTGTAAAGATGACTCGTGATGAAATGGCAAGGCGAGAAATCAAGATGTACTGCGAGCATGACAACTATTTAAACAAAGACGTCTTATATGACATGGCAGGACTAGATATAAACAGCATAAACAAGTCATACAAGATGCTAGAAAGGAGAATCCTATGAAAATCAAATCAATCATACCGCCGACACTCTTTATATCGGCAGTGTTAGCGCTGAACGGCATAGCAACGGCAATAGACCACCCTGAGCTATACAACAAGATTGAGCCTAAAGTCGTAAGCAACATACAGATTGATGTTAGAGGCATATCAAACGAAATGATTGACGACATAGCCGTTAGGAGTGGCGTGGACCCTAACATAGTCAAGGCAATCATCGTTGAGGAGTCAGGAGGCAATCCTAATGCGGTAGGAGACAATGGCGAATCAATAGGCTTAATGCAGATACAACCAAAGAACCACCAAAAACGAATGGAAGAACTAGGAATCGTGAGTCTATTCGACCCACAAGAAAACGTCATCTTGGGGTGCAGTATCTTGTCAGACCTATATGACAAATACGGTAACTATGAGGACGCACTGAGCGTATACAATTCGGGCAATACCGAAGACGGAAAGGCTTATGCAGAAAGGATACTAAATAAATAACAAAAGGAGGAAGCATGAAAGACATAAAAAAAGACACTCAAGAGAGTGCCAAAATCCAATTTCATAATATCACACCTGAGCTCCCAGAGCAAGGGCTAAACGCAATACAACCATACAAGCTAAATGTAATGATGAAGTATGCAAGCAAGATTATCAATCAGCTTGTGAGCATTCCGAACTGGTTGGTTAGCTATGATGACATAGAGTTTATCCTTGAAATCGTAACGAACGCAATCAAGAAAGCGAGGGCTAACAATGAGTAAGATAACAGGCTATGTGACAATATTCAATCCAGAAAATTCGCTTGTGTTCAAGTTTGATAACCTGGCTGAACTTATGGCATTTACGCAAACAGCATTTATGACAAGTACAAAGCAGCTTAATGCTCAAATAATTATAGACAAAGGAGAGGGTGGATATGAGTACTAAAACACATTGGAAGAAGTGCTTTAATAAAGAGTATATTGGAGCCTGGTATTGCATGGACTCAGACAAGGAACTAACGATTGATTATGCAGTGAAGTCCGAAGAGATAACGGGAGAGAAAGGTAGAAAAGATAAAGAGCCGGTCATTTACTTCAAAGAAATTGGTGAAGATGGCAGACAGCTTAAAATGGTAGGTAACGTAACCAATATGAAGACTATAGAAAAAGTAACGGGAACTCCATTTATTGAAGAATGGGGTGGTCATAAGATATTAGTCTTTGCCGACCCGAACGTGATGTTTGCTGGCGATAAGGTGGGTGGAATCAGGGTAAGACCATTTGCACCTAAACAAGATGAATATTTCTGTGATGAGTGTGGATGCCAGATTACAGATGAAGGCAAGTACACGGCAAGGGCTATTGCGCAGAGTTCGAAGAGTAAATTTGGACGAACACTTTGCATGGATTGTGCAAAGCAAGTCAAAGCAGAGCAGGAGAAAGCAGATTTAGAGGGAGACATATTAAACGATGAGAATAACTAAGATTAAGATTAAAAATTTGTTTGGAATCAGCGAAACCGAACTTGACGGAAGAAATATAGAATTGTCCGGCTCAAACGGAACAGGAAAAACATCCGTGATTGATGCAATTAGATATGCTCTAACAAATCAGTCTGATAGAGATTACATCATACGAAATGGCGAAAAAGAGGGCGAGATCCTCATTGAGGCAGGTGCAGACCTGTATATCAACAGAAAGAAGCGCACGGATAAGGCTGATTATAAGTCAGTTAAAGAAGCCGGCCGAGAAATAGGGAGTCCTGAATCGATGCTCAAGACACTATTCACACCACTGCAGCTCAACCCTGTCGAGTTTACTCAGATGACAAAGGCAGAGCAGAACCGTGTAATCCTGGATCTAATTGAGTATGATTGGGACCTTAACTGGATAAGGGATCAGTTCGGAGAAATTCCTCCAAATGTTAATTATGAGCAAAATATTTTGCAGGTGCTGAATGATATTCAGTCCGAAAAGGGTTACTACTTTCAGGAGCGCCAGAACGTGAATCGCGATATCAGAAATAACAGGGCGTTGATTGAAGACATCTCAAAGGATATTCCAAGCGGATATCAGGCTGATAAATGGGAGGCATTTGATTTATCAGCGAAGTATCACGAGCTTGAGAAGATAAGACAAAGCAACGATCTGATAATGAGAGCAAAAGCTTTTAAAGACTCATATGACAACAAAATGCGAGGATATGAAGCCGAAAAAGAAATTAGCATCTCATCAAATGAGCGTGCGATTGCATCAGAAAGAGAGAGTTTAAAGGCAAATATCGAAAGACTCAAAGCAGAACAGCTCGCTACGGAAGAGAAACTCAAGGGACTTGACGCAAAGCTGGAAGATAAGAATCGTGTTGCGATTGCTGAATTTGAGACAAAGGTTGCAAAGCTGCAAAAGGATATCGGTACTGCTAACGAATATATAGATAAGCCGATAGTTGATACTACTGCGTTATCGGACGAAATATCTACAGCAGAAGAGATGAAAAGACACTTAAACGAATACGCTCGCCTCAAGGCAAAGGAAGAAGAAACAGAGCAGCTTACGGAGGTATCAAATGAGTTTACAAGAAAGATTGAGCTTGCTCGTAAGCTTCCTGGCGAAATTCTTGAGACGGCTACACTGCCAGTTGATGGCCTAACAGTTGAGAATGGAATTCCGCTTATAAACGGATTGCCAGTCACAAACTTATCCGAGGGCGAAAAGCTTGAGCTCTGTGTAGATGTGGCACTATCTAAACCAAACAGCCTGCAGGTTATCCTCATAGATGGTGTCGAAAGACTGTCAGATTCGAACCGTGAAAGGTTATACGCAAAGTGTAAAGAAAAGGGCTTGCAGTTTATTGCGACAAGAACAACCAACTCGGACGAACTCGAGATTAACTATTTGTAAGGAGGCAGCTAAATGCTAACAAGAGAAAACTATTTTGATAAAGAAAACGAGCTGAAATACTTCGGCTCGTCTCAGTTTAAATCATTCATGAAGTGCGAAGCTTCAACTATGGCAAGAATTAACGGAGAAACAGAAGAAGAAACAAGCACTGCGCTATTGGTTGGATCATATGTTGACGCACACTTTGAGGGAACTTTAGATCTTTTCATGGCGCAGCACCCGGAAATCCTTAAACGAGACGGAAGTCTAAAGGCTGAGTATACTCAAGCGAATGAGATTATAAACAGACTCGAGCGAGATGAAATGTTTATGAAATACATGAGCGGTGAAAAGCAAGTAATCATGACTGCCGAGTTGTTTGGATACGAGTTTAAAATCCGAATCGATAGCTACCACGAAGGAAAGGCAATCGTAGACCTAAAGGTAATGCGTGACTTTGAACCAGTTTACGTCGAAGAGCTCGGACGAGTTAGCTTCGTCGAGGCGTGGGGGTACGACATTCAGGGCGCTATTTACCAGGCAGTGGTTGAGGCAAACACAGGCAAGAAGCTGCCATTTATTATTGCTGGTGCGACAAAGCAAAAAGATGGAGCTGATCTGGGATTATTCCAGGTTCCGCAGCATAAATTAGACGCAGCATTAAAGATTGTTGAGCATTATGTTGATCATTTCGCTGACGTAAAAAGCGGACTAATCGAGCCGAAAAGGTGCGAAAAATGTGCTTACTGTAGGCAGACAAAAAAGCTAAGCAGAATTGAAGTTTTGGAGGAGCTGGCAAATGAATAGTATTAACATCTTCGGTAGACTAGTGAGAGACCCTGAATTAAAGACATATACAAATGCAAAAGGTGAGACTAGTTCTTTATGTAACTTTTCGGTAGCAGTTAATCGTAAATTTGGAGAAGAGGCTGATTTCTTCAACTGTACGGTATTTGGAAAGCGAGCTGAGGTGATTAACAAGTTTTTCGCTAAAGGTAGCAGGATTGCCGTTCATGGGGAAATGCAGTGCAGCAAGTCTAATGACAAATACTTCTGGAGCCTTATTGTTGATGATTTTACTTTTGTTGATACAAAAAACGAGAGCAAGACACCTGCAGAGTCACCAAAAGACACCTTTGAGGCAATAGATGAAGATGTGCCGTTCTAAGGCGGTGCATCATGATTATACAGATTGATACAAGGGAAAAAGACAGAGCGATTAGGAAGATAGTCGCAGAGTTTGACCGACAGGGAATTAAATACATCTCAAGCAAGATGTTTGTTGGTGACTATTGCGATCTATCTAATCCACTCGTCATTATTGACAGAAAGCAGAACATAGCTGAGCTTGCCCAAAATGCAACATCTCAGCATGACCGATTCAAGCGAGAGTTATTGAGGCTCGATAAAATCGGTGGAAAGATGTACATCCTTGTCGAGCAAGACAAAATTGATGGAGTAAAAATACAATCGCTCGAAGATGTGATGATGTGGAAACCAAGGTTCGGTAAGATTATAGGCTTGCAAATCTATAGAATCCTATCAGCCTGGCAGCACAAACACAGTATAGAGTATGTATTTTGCAGCAAGGCAAACACCGGCAAGGAAATCATTAGATTATTGGAGGACTCGAAATGAATGGAGTTGCAGAGAAAATAATAAACGCACTGACCATTGAGGATGTCCTCAGAATGTATGGATACGGAACAAGCCCAAAGGGTAGGATTCCGTGTCCTATTCACAAAGGTAAGCACAATAACTTTTGCTATACGGAAAAGGTATATCATTGCTGGAGTTGTGGAGCAAAAGGGGACTTGATTACGCTCGCCATGGAGTTGAACGAAATTACATTTTCTCAAGCGATTGCGAAGCTAAACTATGATTTTTCGCTCGGGATAGTAAATAAAAAGCCAAGTATAAGAGAGAGGCAGGAAATTGCGTTAAATAGCAAAATCTCGAAAGTGGCAGAGGCTCTAAAATCCGATTTAAGCGATTATTATTCAAAAGTGACAGACATACATAGAGGACTATTTAAAGTTCGCCACAGCTCAGATTTTAAAGCAGACGAAGCGAAGCTAATTGACTACTACATATCTAGTTCCGAGCAATGGCTAGATGACAATATTGAGGGGGTGATGTATCCATGGGTACCATAGATTTTACAAAAGAGGATTATCTGACATCAGTCGTACCATTTGAATACATCGAACAGAGCGATAATGCTCTGGAAAAGGAGCAGAGGAAAGCACTTGTTACAGAGCACGCTAAGTCTGTAGGAATTAAAAACTTTACAACGCTTTATAAGGCTTATTTAAAGATGCTTAAACAGATGGCAAGCAATGACTTGATATGCAACGCAACAAACTTTACAGGTCAGGAATTTGAGCTTGAAGTCGGCACATGGACAGCTGACGATGGTGGCATTTCAAGAGTAGGATATGGCGGAATGGAAGAAGTTGCATGCCCTCACCCTATCATGCCAGTGCTAAGGCTTGACAATGTAGACACTGGGCTTGAAAAGATTAAGCTTGCATATCGTCGAGGTGCAGTTTGGAAAGACATTATTGTTGACCGCAAGCAGATTGCATCAAACAGTTCGATAGTCGGACTAGCCGACTATGGAATCGCAGTCACCTCGGAGAACTCTAGAGCGCTTGTTAAGTATTTGCATGACGCAGAGAATCTAAACTTTGATGTAATACCAAGCAAGAAATCCGTAAGCCGTCTCGGATGGGTTGGAGACGATGGGTTTTCACCTTATGTTGATGGACTAGTGTTTGATGGAGAAGAAGCATTTAAATCGTTTTTTAACAGCGTGAAGCAAAAGGGCAGCAGTAAAAAATGGATGGACCTAGCGAAAGAAATCCGAAGTGGGGATAATCCAGCGCCTAAAATTTTATTAGTTGCAGCGTTTGCTTCGGTACTGGTTGAACCGTGCTCATGCCTACCCTTTTTCGTCCACGTTTGCGGTGGAACCGAGACAGGTAAAACTGTTGGACTAATGCTTGCAGCGTCAGTATGGGCGAACCCTGAGATGGGAAAGTACATCCATACGTTTAATTCAACTGCAGTAGCACAAGAGTTATCAGCTGGCTTTGCCAACTCATTGCCACTAATTCTGGATGAGCTCCAGATTATAAAGGATCGCAAAGACTTTGACCAGCTTATTTATCAACTGTCTGAAGGCGTGGGAAAAGCGAGAGGACAAAAGACTGGAGGACTGCAGCGAAATGGAACGTGGGCGAACTGCATTATTACATCGGGAGAGCAGCCAATCACTTCGAATACATCCGGAGGAGGTGCGGTCAATAGAATCATTGAGATTAGTTGTGAGGACACAAAGCTATTCGATGATCCTGGACGTATAGTAAAGGTTGTTAAATCAAACTATGGACATGCAGGAAAGGAGTTCATAAGAATTATTTCAGACGACTCAGTCATGCAGGAAGCAATCAATTTGCAACAGTTGTTTTTCAAGGAATTAAATCAGAAATCTACAGAAAAACAAGCGCTTGCAGCGAGTTTATTGCTGACGGCTGATGCTATCTTAGGTGAATACATGTTCTTTGATCAGGGCTCAATAAATATCGAGGACATGAAGGCATATTTGTCAAGCAAGGAAGACGTGTCGCAAAATAAGCGAGCGTATGAGTGGCTTCAGGGATGGATTGCAGAGAATCATAATAGTTTTATCACTGATAATTATACGCCGTTGGGAAAAATCTACGGGAGAATCTCGAGTGGTGAAATAAATATTATACGAAATGTATTCAATTCGGCATGCTCAGAAAATGGATTCAATCCGACTGAGTTCGCAAAATGGCTCAGCAGGAATAACTTGACGGATGTTGTTCAAGGACGAGTCGACAAGCGAGTCAGAATTAACGGATTAAGATTTTGGACAATAGCGCTTCATATCAATATTGAGGATGAAACCTCTGAAAGCATTGGTTTTGTAGAGGTTCAAGAGGAAATACCTTTTTAATAGGTGTCCCCAAGAATCTCCAGTATGCCATTTGATACGAAACGTTGGAATTTCAACAATATAGCGAGGGGTGTCCCCATGTGTCCCCAAGCCGTTGGGGACAGAAAAACATTGAAATATGAACGAAATCGCCAAGTGTCCCCTGTCCCCAAGAATTTACACACACTATATATATAGATAAAAAAAATTACATCTAAAAAAATATATAGAAACCCTCGCGTAAGGATAACAAAAACGTGGGGACAGTGGGGACAATCGCCATAAGCATTGAATTTACTAGGATAGAGCGTCCCCAAGCCGTTGGGGACAAAAAATAAGGCAATCGCTATAAGCGTTGAAATAACTACATTAAACCGTCCCCATGTTATTTGGGGACACTCAAAAATAAATAATAATGCATGAAAAGTTATTTATATACGCATAGTATGAGGAGTAATAACATGATACCGAAAGCTAAGAAAAGCAAAAAGCAAAAAAGACCAATCGAGCAGGTGCCTCGTTTTGAGATCATAAAACTACAAAATCTACTGCACATCTCAATCATGGTGCGAGTGCTATGGACCGTCTACGGATGGAGAGAAAAGCGCATAGGATATTTCCTCGAGGCGTACATGAGTTTGCTCGGTGAAGTATGGGACCAGAGGTGCACGGTCAATCAGATGATAGACGGCACGAAAGACATGACAGGTCACGATATAAGGCAGCTTGTGGATGACATGATTAAGTATGGGAGGTAGTAATGAAGTGTAAACTATGTGGAAAGCGAATCAACGAGTACGGAAAGTACAGTGCAGTTATAGCAGGCAAAGAGCATTATCTCTGCGTATGGTGCTACAAGAAAACGCAGAGAAATAACGAGATTTTGAAGAATAAAGAGAGGTAAAAAGAATGATATTAGCATATGGAATCGTAACAGTATTAGCAGTAATCGTCGGAAGCATTGTAGGACACATATTGACAAAGTATTTTGCAAAGCGAAGAGCCGAAAGGCAGTTTGAAAAAATGATAACAAAAGCCTTTGAGGAGTCTGTAGATGAAATTATCAAAGAAATATCGGAAAAGCAAAAAGGCAACGAGAGTTTGAAGGAACAGAAATAAGGGCGATTGACAAGAGTTGAGAAGAACGCAGAAGTGTTGAGAAGAAAGGATGTAACGATGAACGATTTTAAAAGCAAATTAGACGACTTATTAGACGAGCTAGAGCGCTGTTGTGCAAGTCAGCACTTTGAAATAGCAGACGATGTTAGAGCCAAGATACATAAGCTGATTGAGGATAAAATCAAGGAGATATAACATGAGATTAATAGACGCAGATAGGCTAATAAAAACAATAGAGGAACACGATTATCCCCTAGCAGACGAATGCAACTCAATTGATAGGGGGATGTTCACGATTGGGATAATGCAAGCAATTGACGAGCAACCTGTCGCACAACAGTGGCATAAACTCACATTCAGACCGATAACCCTTGAGGAAAAAGAATTTCACCCTGATTGGATAGAGATTGCCGAAAACTTGCCTAATCTTGGTGAGGACGTGTTTGTGACCGATGGGACAGAGGTATGGATAGATAGCTTTGATATGGATAACGATGGGGTGTATATGTCAGGAACGGATATCGAATTTGAATGGGTTGTAGCATGGATGGAAATACCATCATACACGGGGGCACAGAATGACTGAGAAAAGAATAATATCGATTGAGGTGACTTGTTGTACAGATTGTCCATTTTACTGTGAACCCTTACTCACATCACCATTACTACCACGAAAAGGCGTTTGTAAGAAAACAGGGAACTCTGATATTGAAAGTGCGTCATCACATTTTATATGGGGTTGCCCTTATAAATCAGAAAAGAGGGATAGCGATGATACCATACGATAGATTGATAAAGTACTCGACCATTTTTCTTGAATGGGGGATAGATAATGTCGAAAAACTATTAGAGCGTGACGATTTCGACAAATTTAGCATAACCATACTTAACAAGCAGTTAGAAGAATACAAGCACGATTTAGAAGTGATTAAAGGGGAGTGTTAGTGGTGAAACTAAAAATAAAGTTAAAGCTAGACGGTAGGGCAATTTCAGGCAGAGTGCTAGAGCAAGATGAGAGTTCGAGGAATAATGGTTATAAACCGATTACTCTAATTCAAAACGATGAATTTAGAATCGCGTCGTCAGCGTTTCCGATGTTAGGTCGGGACGAGTTACTTGTCCGAGGAATTACACATAACAGTGATAATCGCGTATTCTTTAGGAGTTTTGAAACCATCGAAGAGGCAGAAAGAATTTATAAAACCATCATTGAACTTGTAAATGAGTTAAATAGTGAAATCGGTGGAGTGGTGAACGAACAGGGGTTAGCACTATGTATTGATTCGAGTGGGAAAGTAGCAGTACCTGTAGTTTTCCACGATTGGAGTGGTCCGATAACCGAGGACAAAGACCAATCGGCAAAGGCAGATAAGGGGAAGCTAGAGTTATCCCTTGTAAATCCGGAACTTGTCAAGGCAGTAGCCGAGGTTAGGATGTACGGTACTGAGAAGTACGGAGATAGCGAGAATTGGCGAAAGGTAGAACCGAAAAGGTATGTAGACGCACTGTATCGTCACTTGCTTGCTTACATTGAGGGCAACGAGGTAGACGAGGAGAGTGGACTATCCCACCTTGCACATATGGCTTGCAATATCAGTTTTCTACTTGATAAGGAATACCTAAAGGAGCATGAATATGAGAGGTTCAAGCAAGACATGGAGAGCTGTGAGAGGAGCTTGATAAGTACGATTGAATTTTGGCAACCAGCAGTAGACAGGAAATCGGCAGTCGAGAAAGTAAAGGCAGATATAAGAGCAGAGCGAGGTGTATAGCCATGATAGACTACGAACAGATTAAGCAGTTAAAAGCGCTAAGGCGTGAAGCTGAGGGATTGAAGTATTCTATCGACAACGCCAAGCCCGAAATAGTCACAGACTACTACAAGGATTACAAGACAGGTCGAGGAATCCCCAAATCGCTCGTAGGAGTCGATTTTGACTGGAAAGGTATATCGAGTAGGGAGAGACGGTTAAAACGCAAGCTAGACGAAATTAGCAGGCTAATCGAGGCTATAGAAAAAGAGATAGAAGCTATAGACGACCCAGACATGAGAACAATACTTCGGATGTACTATGTTGAGGAGATGAGTTACAGAGAAATCGAGGAACAAGCATTTATAAGCAAGTCTACAATACAGCGAAAACTAAAAAATTTTGCAGAAAACAAAAAATGGGACAAATGGGACAAAAACCTATGATATATTGTATTTAGCGAAAAGGGAATTGTGGCTTCCTCAAAAAATATATTTCATAATTAACTTCGCAGAAGGCGCTCAAAATTGGGCGTCTTTTGTGTTGCAAGATGTTTTTGCATAAATGCAAAAAAAGTTGCGTTTCCCATCTTTTTTGTGGTATATTACTACAAAGAAGGAGGGAGATGAATTATGTTGAATGCAGTTGATGTTGCAAATTTCTTTATTTATCTTATGCCAAATAAGGAAAATGAACTAACGAACCTCAAAATGAATAAACTGTTATTCTATGCGCAAGGTCATTGCCTACAGAGATTTTCAAAGCCACTATTTGCTGATGAAATTCAAGCATGGCAATATGGTCCCGTTGTACCTTCTGTATATCACACGTTTAAGGATTATCGTAATCAGCCAATAAGCACACTTCCGAAATCCTTTGATAGTGATAAATTTAGTGAAGATGAAAAGGAACTTTTAGTTGATGTTGCAAGGGTATATGGTCAATATACGGGAGAAGCATTAAAAAACTTAACACACAAAGACGGTAGCCCTTGGAGTCAGGTCTACGATCCTTACAAGAGAGATATACGAATCACAAATGATTCAATTAAGGAATTTTTTAACAAACTTCCTAGCATTGAAATGCCTGAATTTGAGATTGCAGAGGACGATATAATAGGATACAGGGATGAAAATGATGTATTAGTACTTCCGGAGGAATATGACTATTAAAAGATGGGACATATATTGGGCAAGAGTTCGATATGAGGATAGTACTGAAATAAAAAGGCGACCGGTTTTAATTATAAATAGCAACACAGCATTTATAATTTGCTTAAAGATTACAAGCCAAAACAGGGGTGATAACCCTCCAGAATACGTTATACAAGAATGGCAAAAGTCCGGACTTCCGAAAGAGTCTTTCATAAGGCACGATAAATATATCAGACTAGATTCCTCTGATTTAGATGGAAAAATAGGAAGACTTCAGGATATGGATCAGCTAAGGCTAGGTTTGAGGCTTTGCAACTAAGAAATAATATAACCTAAAGACACTTCAAAAGAGGTGTCTTTTTTCATACTTGCAAAACAGACGAAAAGAGAGGTGGTGGTGTGGCAGGATATGACAATATCAGAGATGCAAATCAAAAACGAACGCCGCACGAACGCCGAGAACTGGCAAAAATTGCAGGAAGGGCGAGCGGTGTTGCGAGACGTCGCAAGGCAAACTTTAACAAGACACTAAATATGCTGCTTACGGCTGAGATAGATTCGCCTGAGTGGAAGCCGTTGCTGGATGAATTGGGAGTCGACGCGACACTAGAAAGCGCAATGTTAATGGCTCAAATCAAAAAGGCGCTATCAGGAAATGTAAAAGCAGCTTATTTTGTTGCGCAATACGCAGGACAATCGTTTAACACGGATGCAGACAACAAAGAGCAAGAGGCTCGTACTGAGCACATTAAGGCACAGACGGCAAAGGCGAAGGGCGAAGACGTGCAAGAAATTGAGGACGATGGCTTTATCGATGCTCTTAGAAGTGAGGCGGTTGACATATGGGAAGACTAGCACAAGCTTTTAAGTTTAAGCCGTTTAGCCGAAAACAAAAAAAGATATTGACGTGGTGGCTAGACGAATCGCCAGTGCACGAAATGAACGGAATCATTGCAGACGGTGCGATTAGATCTGGCAAGACAGTATCGATGGCAATATCGTTCGTCATGTGGGCCATGGAAGACTTCGATGGTGAAAACTTCGGTATGGCCGGAAAGACCATCGGAGCGTTTAGACGAAACGTTTTAAAGCCGCTCAAGCTAATGCTCTTGGCTAGAGGATACAAGTTTAAGGACAGACGCGCTGACAACCTGCTTGAGGTTTCGCGAGGCGATGTCACTAATTATTTTTATATCTTCGGAGGTAAGGACGAACGTTCACAAGACCTTGTACAGGGTATTACGCTAGCTGGGTTCTTCTTCGACGAGGTCGCACTAATGCCAGAGTCTTTTGTTAATCAGGCAACAGCACGATGCTCAGTCGAAGGTTCTAAGTGGTGGTTTAACTGCAATCCGGATAAGCCTAAGCACTGGTTTAAAGTAAACTGGATTGACCAGGCTGTAGAAAAGGATTTAATCTATTTGCATTTTACGATGGACGACAATCTGTCTCTATCAGAAGCAATAAAAGAAAGATACAGGCGCCAATTCGTAGGCGTCTTTTTTAAGCGATTCATTCAAGGGCTATGGGTTGCAGCAGAGGGGCTTGTACATCCTCAGTTTGTAGACAAGGCTCAAGCTTATGCAATAAGCTACGACAAGTTAATGCCTGTTGACGAAAATGGCAATCGCAAGAACGCACATCGGATAGTGCAGATTTATATCGGCATAGATATTGGCGGTACAAATTCACACACGCCGTTTGTAGCTACAGGCTTTACTAAAGGCTTTAACAAGCAGATTAGACTGTACTACAAACGAATTAAGCACAGCAAGGGGACTGTAGATCCGGAAAAGATATACGCAACATTCAAGGAATTTGTCAACGAGGTAAGAACTTTATATCCAGAAATTCCAATCGTAGCTGCATTCGTCGATAACGCTGAGCAGCTAATACTAAACGGACTGGCAATATACTCTGCGCGAAATGGCATAGGGGTTAAGGTTGCAGGATGTCGTAAAACGGAATTCTCTGACAGGGTTCTTGCTTACAATTCAGTAATTAACACAAATAGACTGCTGTGGGTTTCGGACTTCTGTGAGCCGATAGCTGATTCTATATCCGAAATGGTGTATGACAGCAAGAGCAAAAAAGAGGAAAAACTACTCGACGACTTTTCAACAGACGTCGATACATACGATGCTGACTACTACTCATGGAGTCAGTTTATTGACTATTTTCATCCAATGGAGGGATAAATGGCACACGTTAAAGAATATTTGAATAAACAGGGATATGACGTGAACGAGAAGGCTCTCGCGATAATGGAGCTCTGTGATTCCTGGTACTCTAATGACATCATCGACAATTTTCACAACAGGGTGACAGTGAATAACGTAAGATACGAAATGGAGCGTACAGGCTTTGCGAAGAGGGCGTGCGAGGACGATGCAAACCTTTGCGAGGTGGTAGACATTGTTACAAACTCAGAAGGTGCGAACGGATTTATCGAGCAACAGCTATCAAAAGACAAGTTTTCAAAGGCAATTCGTAGACAATTAGAGCTTATGTCTGCGCAGGGAACTGTAGGCGCTTATGCGAGGGTGGTTGGAGCTGATTTATTTGACGATTCTTCGCTGAAGGGTGGCACGATAGAATTGATCTATGTTGAGCCTAGTGGAATATTCCCGCTAACAATCTCAAAAGGCATAGTTACAGAATGTGCCTTTGCTTCCGAAAATATAGTCAATGGCAAAACCGAAACGACCATTGTTACGTTTACCATGGAAGATGACAAGTATGTCTCAAAGACAGTGGTTTTGGATGTTGACGGCAAGGAAGTTGTCGAAAAGGGTTCAGAGGTTAGGCTGGGGGATGTTAAGCCTTTCTCAATACTAACGACTGCGGTTGTTAACAACATAAAAGACATGAAGGGGTATGGATATCCAAAGATCTATGCAGCAATACCTATACTAAAGAGCATCGATTTAATTTTTAATGTGCTATTTGGAGACCTGGACAAGGCTGACAAGATGGTGCTCTATAACGAGGCTCTATGCGAGTTTGATAAAAATGGAAATGCAAAGACTCCAAACAAGCAGCATAAAAAAACATTCGTTTCGATGGGCGAAAAGTTGCCTAACTCCGATGATCTGATTCAGGAGATAAATCCAGTTATCCGTATTGATAGCATAACCAAAACATTTGAGCTTTCATTATCTTTGCTTTCAACGATGTTCGGATTCGGTACACGCAAATACAGCTTTGAAAACGGACAGATCAAGACTGCAACAGAGTACATCGGAACAAAGCAAGACTCAATGCAGGAGTTGAACAAGCAAAGACAAAATCTGACTGACTATATTGAGGATCTTGTAAGGGCTCTCCTGTGGTTCTCGAATGCGTTCAACGGCACAAAGTATGATCTTGCAGAAGAAATCGTAATCACTTACGATGATAGCTTTATCACCGACAGACAGAGCGAGCTCGACTCAATGAGAGCTGATGCACAAGCCTTTGGACTGCCGAAGCTTGTCAAAAGATATATACAGGATAAGTACGGACTTACAGAGGCTGAAGCTGAAGCCTGGTATAGCGATGTGGAAGTCGATGACGAAACGGAGGCATAGTTATGCTGTCCGACTATCAAAAAGAGCAATTAAGCGCCGAGATAATACCGATGTTCCAGGATCTAGAGCAGGATACAATTCAGGACATCGCTCGAAGATTGCGCAAATCAAAACGATGGACGGAATCTGCAGAGCTGCAAGCAAAGTCTCTTGAGTCACTTGGATATAGTCCTAGTCAGATACAAGCCCGTGTGCTCGATAAATTGCACGCTGACAAAGATTTTATCGATATGCTGAACGAGAACACCCTCGAGCACAAAAAACTTGTTAGAGAGCGAATTAGAGAGACTGTGGATTCGGCTCAAGCTCATGGTGACAAGATTGTCGGAAGAGCGGGCGACATGTCGTTTGCAGATGATGTGGCATTTTGGAAGACTAGAGGGCAGAGTTTAAAATCAAGCCCAGCACTGAAGCAAATCTCCGCAGAAAGTTCCAAACGTCTTGAGCATGAGCTCAAATCACTAACTCATTCTACAGGTTTTAAGTTTATTGGAGCGCCAGTTTCGGTAGATCAAGCATTTAATCACTCAATGGATAAGGCTGTGATGAATGTTGCTAGCGGTGCTTTCTCATCAGAGCAAGCTGTCGAGCAAGTCGTTTCGGAGCTTGAAAAAAGCGGACTAAGGTATGTAAACTATGCATCAGGCATCACTAGAGGTATAGACGTGGCTGCACATTTAGCAGTCAGAACGACTTTAAATCAAATGGCAGCGGATATATCAATGAGTAACGCAGAACAGCTTGGAACGGATTTAGTCGAGGTTTCCTCACATGGTGGAGCACGATCCGGAGACGGACACGCAAATCACGCAGGATGGCAAGGCAAGGTGTATAGCATAAGTGGGAAGGCTCATCCGAAGGAAAGCAAGAGGCTTGGATATAAGATATTAAGCCTTGAAGCAGTGACTGGGTATCCGCACGATCCAGCAGGATTATGTGGGTATAACTGCAAGCATACGTTTTATCCATTCCTCGAAGGAATCTCAGACCCTACTCCAATCGAAAAAGAGCCCGATCCGGTCAAAGTTGATGGCAAAATATATACGTACTACCAGGCAACGCAACACCAGCGCAGGCTTGAAAGGGAACTTAGGGAGTTTAAAAGACAGCATCTAGGGGGGCAGAATATGACTGCTGCAATTAGTGCAAAAGAACAGCAGTATGCACGATTTTGTAAAAAGGCAGGGCTCAAGCAGAACCTCAATAGACTTTATGTTAAGGGCTATAAGAGGGATTTTGAGTATATAAAGCCCTTGATATCAAAGTCTAAAAATGATATAATCGAATCGAAAAGAAGTATTATCCACTTAAGCAAAAAAGAAGATTTGTCAAATTATGAGTTGACGAAGATTGCTCCGGCACAAAATAAGCATGTAGTAGGTACAAATTCGTATAAAAACTTATCAGAGACAAAAGAATATCCTCCTTCATATTTGACAATCCCACAGCATAAAATATCTGAGCTTGTAACGGAATATGCAGGGAAAGGAATAAATATTTACGACAGTCACGGCAATTGGACGCATACTGAAATAATTGTCACAAATGATGAAGAAATAGGCGTTGTAGTAAATAATCTTGATGGAGAAACTCAAGAAACAAGCGTGTTTAAGATTCACTATTCAAAAAAGGGCGTTCATATAGTGCCTGATTATATGAACAAGAAACAAAGGTATACGATATGATAATAAAAGATTTTAAAAAATATATTGATAAAAAGGTTTTAGTCATGCTCACCGATGGAAGGGACGTCATTGGCGAACTTGATTCAATTGCTCCTGATTATGATACAGAGTCAGGAAAAGATGAGCTTGAATTATTTATTGAGGGGGCATATATAGCAGTTCCTATCGATGAAGTGAAGAGCATTAAAACAATATAACTCAGAACGTACTCAGGTGTCCTTCGGTCCCTGGGTCTTTTTATAATCAAATAAGCTATTAAACATCGCAAGCAAGCGATGTTTTTTATTGTCGTTTGTTCATCCGACGTAAAACAGGACAAGAACGGTAGTCCAAGCGTAAGCACTCGCAGGACGTAAAAAGAAAGGAAACTATTACAATGGCATTTACAAGAGACTCACTAAAGCAATTTGGTATCACGGACGATGAGGTTATCACAAAGATACTCAACGCACACCACGCAGAACTAAATCCTGTAAAGGATAAAGCAGACCAGTACGATAAAGTTAAGGCTGATTTTGACGAGCAGACGAAGTCAATTGAGGGACTAAAGGCCTCAGTAGGAGACAAGGAAGCAATGCAGAAGCAAATCGAAGAGCTTAAAAGTGCATCTGAGCAGAAAGATGCTGCACATAAGAAAGCCATCGAGGACATGCAGAACAAGCTAGAAGGCGCAGAGTTTGACAAGCTGTTAGATGATGCCATCTCAAAGGCAGGCGGTCGCAGGGCTGCAAGTATAAGGGCAGAGCTCAAACTCGATGAGCTGAGGGCAAGCAAGGACCGTTCAAGTGACATCGAAGCTGCAATCAATGCGCTAAAGGAAGCCGAGGACACATCGTTTCTGTTTGGATCAAATGCGAATCCAACAGGGGCGAAGGTAAGCACTTCTGGTAACGCAAGTGGCGGAGTAGGTGGTACTGATGAGGCTCTAGCCACAGCAAGGGCTGTGATGGGTCTCTCTACAAAGGGAAAGGAAAATTAAAATGGCAAATCAGATTTCAAAATTCAAAATGTACGTTGACCTTCTAGATGAGGTGTATAAGACATCATCAGTTACTGCAGTGCTCGACGGTGCTCCAGAACTCGCACAGCAGGGCGCAAATGCAGATGAGCTTGTTATTCCAAAGATTGACATGGATGGGCTTGCAGACTATGACCGTTCTGCAGGATACACTATGGGAAGCGTAGAACTCACTAACGAGACTGTAAAGTGTAACTTCGACAGAGGTCGTAAGTTCCTCGTAGATGCAGACGATGATGCTTCAACTGCTGGAGTAGCATTCGGAAGACTATCGGCAGAGTTCGAGAGAACAAAAGTAATCCCAGAGCTTGATGCTTTTAGATTTGCGAACTACTGCAAGAAGGCTGGTGCAAATATTGCAGCAAGCACAATCACAGATGGCGCATCCGCAATTAAGGCTATTGCAAAGGCATACGACACAATGACCGACAACGAGGTACCAGAGGACGGAAGAATTCTATTCGTATCTCCAACTGTTCACGGAATGATCAGAGACCTAGACACAACTAAGTCAAAGGAGATTCTAGAACAGTTCGCACTCGTTCAGAAGGTGCCAGCAAGCAGATTCTTCACAGCAATCGAGATGAATGATGGCAAGACTGGTGGCCAGGAGAAGGGCGGATACAAGAAGGCAGCAACTGGTAAGGCGCTAGACTTCTTGATTGTTGAGCCTTCTGCTGTTATCCAGTATCAGAAGAGAAATGTTAACAAGGCAATCGCTCCAGAGGATAACAAGGATGCAGATGGATGGCAGTTCAACTTTAGAGAAATTGGTATCGCAGATGTTTACACAAACAAGGCTAACGGAATAGCTGGAGCTTGTAAATAATAGGAGGTAAACGATGGGCAGAATAGTAGGTCTAGAGTTTGACGATGGCAATAATATTGTTGTCGATGAGGCTGAGTTTAAAGTAGAGCCTGAGGCAGCGCTCGAGGTAACAGAAGTAGAGCCTGAGGCAGTAGAAAAGAAAGGTAGCAAGTAATCATGCTGAGCGTATCGTTAGCGGAGTATCAAAGCTTCTATGCGGATATACAGAGCGAAGAAGAGTATGCAATGCTTTACGAGAGAGCAGCAATCTTGCTGCGTGGCTGGACTGCAAGAAGAATTGACAAGGTTGTAACGGAGGATGACTTCCGTTACAACCAAACAGTCTCAGCAATAGTCCATACAATCCACTCGCTAGCAAGTCAAGGCGGTACTGAGGGCGTTATTTCGGTATCAAACGACGGATACTCCGAAACATACGCATCTGCCGAGGACCGCAAGTCGGAGCTTAAAAGTGCTATCTTCGAGATCCTATCCGGGACAGGATTAATGGGGTGTTTATAATGATTTTTACAGACACAATCACAATCTATAGCTACTATAAGGATAACGGCGCCGAAAAATGGCATAGAACGGTCCTAAAAGGGGTAATGTGGAAGCGAAAGAGAGTTCAATCCGTCAACATAGACGGAAAGCTGAACATTGTTGATACCGTATCAATCACCATCCCATATAGAGCCTTATATTTGCCGTATAAAGAGTTTTTATTATCTAGTGACAGATTGAGTCATTGGACAATCGAAACCGCGTCAAACCTAAGCGTAGCCGTCCTGGGAGAGTGTGATAAGGAAATAGGAGATAGCTACAGGTTAAAAGACCTCAAACGAGATTATTCGGATGTGGTTGCTCTGAAATCTTTAGCAGACAACACGAATCGAAATCATTTGAAGAACTGGAAAGTGATAGGTGCGTAATGAAGCATGTAAGCTTGAAATTAAAGCTACAAAGCAATGATGACATAAAGCGCCGATTTGCTATTGAAAAGCAAGGGAAGGTGCAGATGTTCATAGACTCAGAGGTGCTAAGACGTTGCGTGCCTTATATTCCCAAAAATGATGGAGACCTCATTAAAAGCGGACAGATTAGTACTGTCATAGGTAGTGGCACTGTAAGGTATACGACACCTTACGCACGCAGATGGTATTATATGCCGGCTAACTTTCAAGGTGCGCCTAAAAGGGGAAATTATTGGTTTGAGCGCATGAAACGAGAAGGCGGTGCTGCTGCAATAGCACGTGGCGCAAAGCAAATCATGGCGAAAGGGAGTGATTAAGTGACATTATCAGAGTCAATCAAAACATGGATGAAAGAGTGTCCTGGTCTTGCTCTCTGCGATGATTTTGACACAGACAGATTAAGAGCTGAGGCGGAAAGCTTGGGCATATACAAGCAACCGACAAACGAAACAGTCGACTATATAGATGGCAGTACATTGTGTACTGACTATTTTTATATCGTTGCTAGGCAAGAGGCTCAGGAAGAACGCGATAGGGTATCCAATCAAGAGTTTTTGGAGCAGTTCGAGCAATGGATTGCGGAACAGAATTATAAATCGAATTATCCGCAAGGACATAACATCGAAGAGATTTCAGTCGCTAATTCGTTTTATATGCAGGAAACAGATGGCGAACAAGCTGTCTATCAGATTAGTGTAGGGGTGACCTACAGGAAGGAAAGGTAAAATGGCAGAACAGGTTAAGCGCATTAAAAAGCACATGATCGCACTGTTTATCAACACAGGCACAAAGGAAACAAAGAAGTGGACCAGAATCAAGAAGGCTACAAAACTCGAGATTAAGCTTGATCCACAGAAGCAGGACTACGACTACATCTCAGATGAATCACCAACAACAGAGCTTGAAGGTTACAAGCCTGGAGTTGATGGCATGCCACTTACAATGTATAAGGGCGAGCCGGACTTTGATTTCATCTGGGAAAAGTTCTACGGACTTGCAACTGGAGCCGACGCAAAGGTCGAGGCTATGATTGTGTTTATTTTTGATGACACACCAAACGGTGCCAACAAAGCATGGCTTACAGAAGCAACACTAAGCATTGACTCGATGAATGCGGTTGAAGGCACAATTACATTTGACTTGCCATTTGGCGGCACAGTCGAAAAGGGAACAGCAAAGCTTCAGGCTGGCGTTCCAACATTTACTAAAGCATAAGTAATAAAGGAGTAATGATATGGCAGATATTTTAATATGGGACGGAGCTGAATACGTCCTTCCTAAGAAAACCTTGGCGGTGCAGAAAAAAATGGACGAGATTGGAAATTTGAGCGTCGCAAATAAGGGGGTTGAGTGCTATCGCAAGCAGTTTGATTTATGCTCAGAACTTTTGGGCAAGGATAATGCAGCAGTAGTTCTTGATGCAAAAAAGGTGGATGATGTTGATTTGCAGACCCTAACAATCTGCTACAACTCCATCGTTGATGCTTATCTGCAGAGGGTCCGTGAGCATCAGAGACAAAGAGAGGCTGAGCAATTAAATTCACCTGCGCTTGATGTAATTAACGACGTAGCGCAGAGCGTGGATAAGATTGCGAAGCTTAAATAATGCTAACTTTAACAAATCGTCTCCCCGACTCGATTGAGGTTCGTGGGAGGCGTTTTTTTTTAAACACAGACTATAGATACTGGCTAAACTTCCATAAATGTACTGATTTTAGACCTTTATTTAAGGGCAATTCGCCTTGCGTTCAGACTGAAGGAGGCTGGGGAGTGCCTAACGATATATTCTTGGCACTTGTAGAGTTTTATACAAATCCTTGTCCTGTTCCAAAACAGAGTGATCCAGGTGTAGATACACTAGATTTTGATATTGATGCAGAACTAATTTATAGTGCATTTTTGCAACAATATGGAATCGACATCATGGAAATCGAATTGCATTGGCACAAATTCAAGGCACTGCTAAAAGGCATCACTGATAAGACATTGCTAGGACAGGTAATAGGCTTTAGGGCGTCAACTGATAAAGAGTTTAGAGAACAGCGAAACGCATGGGAGCTTCCAACAGTACTTACGGAAGAGGAAGAAGAACAGTATCGCAAGTTTGAAGAAGAGTGGGGATAGTAAATGAATGAAAATGTTTTAGAGATAAAAACCCTGCTTGATACGACAGGTGTAGACAAAGGTGTTGACAGTCTTTCTGGGAGCGTGAGTAGAGGCGCAGCGATGATAGGTGCTGCACTCGTAACGACTGCAGTAGGACTTGGAACTTTGGCTATAAAGTCATTTGCGCAATACGAACAGCTCGCAGGCGGCGTAGAGACTTTGTACAAAAATAGTAGCAAAGAAGTCATGGCGTATGCAAGTAACGCATATAAGACGGCTGGCATGAGTGCTAACAAGTACATGGAGACAGTAACAAGCTTCAGTGCATCACTATTGCAATCGCTTGATGGCGACACAAAGAAGTCGGCAGAATACGCGAACAGGGCCGTGACGGACATGTCAGATAATGCCAACAAGATGGGCACATCGATAGAGTCTATACAGATGGCGTACCAGGGCTTTGCTAAGCAAAACTATACCATGCTAGATAATCTCAAGCTCGGCTATGGTGGTACTAAAGAGGAGATGCAGCGCCTTATAAAGGATGCATCTAAGATGAAAGATGAGCAGAAAAAACTTGGAATTACTGTTGACGAAAACAGTATGAGTTTTGGGAATATCGTCAATGCACTAAGTGTAATGCAATCTCACATGGGGATAGCTGGAACAACGGCAAAAGAAGCAAACTCTACTCTAGAAGGTAGTGCAAATCAGATGAAAGCCTCGTGGGAAAATCTGCTTACTGCCATTGCTGGTGGAGGGGATGTCGATAAGTCTATGCAAGCACTTGCTGACTCAATTGCGATATTCTTAAGTAACTTAATTCCAAGGATAAAGGTCGTGGCTAAGAGTCTAGGCAAGGCATTTTCAAAAAGCCTTGTACCAGCGATTATAAAAGGACTGAGTAAACTGGGTAACGCGGTCCCAATAATTAAGCCGTTGACATCAATCTTAAAAGGGCTAATTAAGAATTTTGATAAATTTAAGATCTTAATCGTGATGGTTGCTTCTGCTTTTATTGCGTATAAAACAGTCGTTACAATTGTTACTGCAGCTCAGGTACTGTTAAATGCAGTTTTGTTTGCAAATCCTATTATGATTCTCATAATGGCTATTGCAGCGCTCGTTGGTGGTTTTATTTACCTATGGAAAACGTCAGACGGATTCCGTAACTTTTTCATAGGAATATGGACCCATATCAAGAACTTTGTTGGTGCAGTAGTTGATGGGATTGTAACATTTTTTACGGAAACATTGCCGAATGGCATCAAAGCATTTGTATCAAAAGCGATTGACTTTTGGATTTGGTGGGAAACTCTTCCAATCCGAATAGTAATTTATCTAGCACAGGTGATTGCAAAGATTGCTGCGTGGGTTGGAGATTTAGTTGGCCGAGCTGTAAGCGGTATAGCTGATTTTGTGAACAGTATAGTTAATGGAATTAAAGACTTGCCTAGTAAATTTGTGTCTATAGGTGGTCAGATAATCAGAGGTTTTTGGAACGGAATTCACGACAAGTTTGGCTGGCTAATGGACATGATTGGTGGGTTCTTTGGCAGGGTTAAGAGTAAGATTAAATCCTTTTTCGGAATAAAGTCTCCATCTCGTTGGGGTGAAAAGGATATTGGTAACAACCTAATCTACGGTATTGCTAATGGTATCACGAGAAAGACCGCGTATGCACTTGGTGTCGTATCAGACTTTACGAGCAGCATAAAAGATCGTTTCGCAAGCGATATGCAAGGAGTTGAGGCTGACTTAACTGTAAACGGTGGCTACAATGGTTCAAGGCTAAAACGAGATGCAATAACGCTACCTCCAGGGGCAAGATATAATCAAATCACGCGTAATGGTGTGGGAACAGGCGACACTACTGTAATGCAGACAATTAACATCAATCAGCCGGTTGATACTCCAGGCGAACATGCAAGGGTACTGAGAAGTGAAGCAGTAAAATTCGGATTGGCAGGTGCGATATGAGCAAAATGGTAAATGTGGAGGCCGTCAGAAGTGATGGTCTCCGATTTAGTTATAATAAAAATGATTGGAAAATGTTGACACTTGAAGGTGTTGACTTTCCTGAAATTGAAGTATTTTCAGAGGCGAGAGGGTTTGGCCACGGTGATATCATAACAGGTATTAGAAAGCATGGCCGACAGATTACTTTGTCGGCAAGAATGAGTGGAGCTAATGATAGCTTAAGAGAAGAGGTTATCGGATTTCATAATGCTAATCATAAGTATGATTTGTATATCACATATGCTGGAATCACGAAAATAGCAAAGGATTGCGTAATTAAAGCGGCAAGCTATCCGTCAAGAAATGTTTACCGCAAGCCTAATCTTGAGCTGTTATTTCAGTCGCCTCATGCTGACCTATTTGGAGATAGCAAGGACACGACTGCTTTTAGTGCCGTAAATCCTATGTGGCACTGGACAAGATATTATGCTCCAGGGGGTGGCAAGCTCGCATTTGGGGAGATAACAAAGACTGACACAAAGGTAATCAATTATCTCGGAAGCGAACCGGCTCCAATCGTTATCACAATAAAATCAACTGGATATGTACCTGGTATTGATATCGAGATGGGAGACATTAAGACAAGCGTTAAAACCGTGCTAAATGCCACTGATGTCCTCGTCATTGACTGCGACAAGCGAACGGTCAAAAAGAACGGTAAAGACGTGCCATATAGCGATTTTGACGCTAGAGACCTTATGCAAATGGTTCTCGGATATGGTGATAATCAAATCAAAATATCAAAAGATGGCAATACGGCATTTACAGCCGAAGTAAGCTTCGTGGGAAGATACGGAGGTGTGTAAATGATCAAGTGTCTAAACAAATTCGGCGAAGAGGTCAAGATGATTGACTTCGTCGAGTTGCAATGGAGTAGGAAATACTTTGAGTGCGGGTCATTTGTGTTATACATGGCAGCTAAGGACTATGACCCGAATGTCAAGTACATCCAGTGTATAGGACGGCCTGAGACAGCGATGGTGCAAAAGATCGTGTACGAGGAAAAGAATAACGGTGAATTTGTAACACTATCAGGCTTTTTTATCGACAAAGTGCTTGATTGGAGCGCTTATACGATACCGATTTCGACAACGACATTTAAGAGTAAGGCAGAAGTTGAAACGCAATTAAAACAATGGTTGCTTGAAACTGTGAGTGACAAGTACGCTCAGCCTGGAGGGGGAACGGTAAACGGTGCAAAGCTAAGCGCAGATAGTGACGTACCAAGCGAGCTGTCTATAAGTGCAGAACTTGGTGAAAGTACAGGCTCTGCTATGCGAAAAGCTTTAAAGTCTGCAGGGTACACACTCATTTGTAGACCGATTTTCTCGGCAAAGGAAGAACCAGGTAAACCGCTTTTAGGCATTGAGTTGCACGTTCAAAAGGGCAATGATTTGCGTGATGATGTATTTTTTGGCGAAGCTTGGGGAAACATCTCGAAGTGTGAATATGCATATGACGAAAGCGGGATATACAGTGGCTTTTTAGCGAGCCAAGAAATACCGGATGACTTTACTACATCAAACGTAGTTCACGGCTTTTGGAAGGACGGCAAAAAGGTCAGGGCAATACATGAATACGTACAGTTTGATAGTAACATGCCAAGCAATCTCGGTCACTGTGTGCCATTAAAAGTTTTTAATGCCAACATCAGCGGTGTTGAGATTAAGAGCTCAAACGAGTCACTTATAAGGTCAAAAATGCGAGATGCTGCAAAGCTTGAGATGTTGAACAATTACAAACAAGAGACCATCTCTGTTGATGTACTCCAACATCGTTTTTACTACCTCAAAGACTACGACCTGGGTGATATTTGTACAATCAATATTGACTCAATACAAAAAGAATTTACTTCAAGGCTCGTCGAAGTCAGAGAGGTTCACTCTAAAAATACAGTAAAAGTCGAGCTTGTCTTTGGAACTCCAAACAGGCAAATTTATAGAAAGGTGGATGTATAGTATGGCAAAGAGTTTTCCATTTGAATCAAAAAGAATAATCGGTAATGAGTGGGATAGAGCAATCACAGCCCAGGATGAGCGAGATTTTAATAAGCTGTGTTGGGGAAACGGTGTGTTTATTAACCCAATTGATGGGCTAATGGTCACAGCACATGGCGGTATGACTGTCAATGTAAAGCCAGGGGGCGCAATCATCGAGGGAGCGGTCTTTAAAGAGAGTAATAACAGACAAATCACATTGTCTCCAGCATCAAGCCTACCTCGTATCGACAGAATCGTTTTGAGATTCGATACTGCAGAGGATAGACGAGATATAGACATCTATTTAAAAGAGGGTGTCGCAGCAACGAATCCAGTTGCCCAGGATCTAATCCGTGAATCAAACTACTACGAGCTAGCAATAGCAGACATAGTCATACCAGCTCGAGCAACATCTATAGAATCGGTTAATATATACGATACCAGGATGGACTCAAACCTTTGCGGTTGGGTCGTTCCAGCTGTCGAGTATCGCGGGCTATTTGATAACCTGTGGCTGCAACTAAGAGACAGCTTCGGCACAGTCAAATCAGTATTATCAGGGACGCTTGCCCAGGATATAAAGCTGGAGATTAAGGCAACTGACGAAAAGTACGCAGACCAGATAAAGCGCGTTAGAGATGACATGGGCGATGCAACCATGTTAAAAACCAGCGCAAGAAATCTCGCAGATGCAATCAACGAGCTCTATAGTGGCGGTGGAAGAGCTCAAGATTATGTCATAGAGCAAGGCGAAGTCGATGGATGGCAGTTCGTGAAATGGAAGAGGGGGAGATTAGAGCTTATTAAGACAGCCGATTCGGACTCTAGATCAGGTTGGACTGCTGGAGCCTGGAATAACATGATTTTTAACAGAAAAACGTTTACATTCCCATCGTCTTGTCGATTTATTGCAAAGCCAAACGTAATGGCATCAGTGCAGATTGGCAACGGATATTCGTTTGCGGCTCAAACAATCAACACGCAAAATACAACCATGCTGACGGTGGCAGCTAGCCAGAGCTCCGCATCTGCAGACATTTTAAACTTGCAAATCTACGCGATTGGCAAGTGGAAATAGGAGGAGCATATGGGAGAACTGACAAGGGAAGAGTGGCTAGAACGAAAGAATACCATTGACATAAAGATACAATGCCACGATGACGAAATCAAAAGAATGAATACGCGATTGACGATTGTTGAGGACATGACAAGGGAAATACAGAAAATCAACACGAACATAGAACTTATGATACAAAAAATGGATATGCATCATGAGGAACTCAACGAGCAAGGCGAAAGAATCAATGCACTAGAGCAAGTACCTAAAATGAGGTGGAACGCAGTTGTCCAAGCTATCATATCTGTGTTAATAGGCTCAGGAATGACACTAGTTATTCAAAATATTTTAGTTAGGTAAGGGTGGAAATAACTCCACCTTTTTATTTTATTCAAGGAGGTAGAAAAATGAATCTTGAATTTTTAACAAATCTTTACATCCCACTAGTTATCGCAGTTTGTTTGGTAGTAGGTTACTTGATGAAGAAGTTTTTACCGACCGACAACAAGTACATACCACTCACAGTCACAGTGCTAGGAGCCGTGCTAGGCTGTATCAATGCTCAAGCGATAACACTAGTGGCGATTGCAAGTGGTATGATTAGTGGACTTGCGTCAACAGGCTTGCATCAGATTTTTAAACAGATTTTAAAATTAGAAGAAGAGAAGAAAGTCGAGGACTAGACTATGGCATATCAATTTATAGAGGACTTTGACAGTCCTAACTATGGCAAATACTTTGTCGGAGAAACGAATCAGAATCATCCTGAAGAAATCTTGATACATTGGTGGGGGCTGATGGGTCAAGCATTTATGACGCCAGTTAATTGGCTATGCAATCCGAAGTCAGGTGCGTCGGCTCATCTAGTAGCTGAGGCTGGCAGAGTAGCTTGTATAGTTAGCTATGGCAATGTCGCTTGGCACTCAGGAGATATGGAAGAAAATTCTAGGTCAATCGGCATTGAGTGTCGCCCGGAGTGTAGACCAGCTGACTTTGAGACAGTGGCAGAACTTATCGCTGATATATGGCGATTCTACGGTCGCAAATTGCCACTTAGAGGGCACAAAGATATCAAGCCTACAGCTTGCCCTGGAGTATGGTATGACCGACTAGATGAACTCTATCGCAGAGCAGAGTATTACTACAATGGGGGAAATGCTCAGCCTGTGGCCGAAAAGAAATCTATTCCATCATATGTAACTATCACTAGATATGCTGGAGCAGATAGGTACAAGACTGCTGACCTAATCGCTGAATCACACCTAAAACCTAACAAGGTAGTAGTTAGTGGCAAGACATTTGCCGATGGCTTGAGTGCTGGCTATCTAGCCTACACTAAAAATGCTAACCTAGTATATGATGAGTGCAAGGGTACTAATGGACTTGAGACAACAGTTGTCGGTGGCGATGTAAAAATCAACGGTACAGGGGTTAAGGTGCTCAGTGGTGCTGATAGATACGCAACGAATCTTGAGGTACTCAAAGAGTGCATAAAAGGTGCTAAAAAGCTAATCATCACAAGCGGTAAAGATTGGGCAGACGGTGTGTCTGTATCGACAGTGCGTTATCCTGTAATGATGGTGGGAGACTATCTCACAATCAAGCAAGCGTCATTTTTAGACAAGCAGTCTGACCTAGAATACATCATACTAGGTGGTGATAGCGTAGTGTCAAAGGATATTGAGCGTCAGCTTGCAGATATAGGCAAGGTAACAAGGCTTGACGGATTAGACAGATACGAGACATCGACAAAGATTGCTGACCTATTCTACCATAACGCAGATACTGTGATTTTAGTTAATGCGTGGGCTGATGGACTAGTGGCAAGCAATCTAGGTGACTATCCTGTACTACTAGTCAATAAGTACACCAACGAATCAGCAAAGGCATACATCAAAAAGCACGCAATCAAAAGGGCTTATGTACTAGGTGATATATCCGACGATATCCTAGCTGATATATTTAACTAACTAAGAGGGCGTTTGCCCTCTTTTTTTATTGCCATAAACCAGTTTTGCGAATACAATCTATATAGCATATAAGGGAGCAAAAGTCACACCCTTAAGCACACTACATCAAACAAACATTGAAATTTAGTAGTTACAGGTCGGTTTCCTAAACCGTGCGTCGGGTGTTCGAATCGCCTCTGGGACACCAAATCATAAAAGCCTTGATTTAGCTCATTTTTAAAGCATTTCAAGGCTTTTTTATTTGCTTTTTTTAGCTATTTTCATACATTGCCATTGCCTTGTATTGACTTATATTGACCTATTCGTGGCAACACCCTAAGCCACACCCTAGTAAAAAGCTACCATAATTTTATGGTAGCATAGAATCGTTGTTTGACGATGTGTTCGGATGTAGAATCTTTGCTACATCAAGCACATCATTATCATCAAGATTAGTATATATATTTGCTGTTAGAGTGATGTCAGAATGACCCATCAGCTTTTGAGCCATACGGATGTCAATTCCTTTTCGTGCCAGGTTTGTGCAATATGTGTGCCTTAAGCAATAAGGCACTAGATCGGGAGCGACTGGATAGGGCGGTAACAGCTCATTGCGATACATCTTGCATCCCATCGCAATATTTAACTGTCTTTTGAATGATTTCCATAGTCTATTCCTATTGTCTAGTGTGATTTTCCCTTTAGAACCATAGCAAGCCACATACTCAAATGGTGGTGTATCTTTGATTAGATCGTACAGGCTCGGAGGAATCGGAACAACCCTATCGGCATTAACTGTTTTGGTGCCTCGGATATGTAATAGTGGAATACCGTCTTTTAACATGATATCCATACCCTTTACCTCTGCAGACTCCGACGGACGACACCCACAATCAAGCATTAGGAGGAATAAATAGAACCGCCTATCGGTTTTCGCTACTTCTCTGATATATCTATCCTCTTTTTCTGTAATCGCTCTACGATGCAATTTTGTGCCTTGTGGCTTGACTATATACTTTGCTGGGTTGTCGGCAATCAGATGATTTTCTACAGCCTTTGAAAAGATAAAGTTCAAGGCTTGATATACCTCATCTATTTGTCTCTTCGATTTTCCTATCTGCATATTCAACACACTTTGACAGTGAAGAGGCTTGACCGATTTTAACTGCATACTTCCTATATGATCTAGCACACACGACTTGACTCTAGTTATATACTTCTGACGAGTCAAATCGCTCTGTCTTGTCTTATAAGTCTCGATTGCTTGCATTGTCCAAGCACTAACTAAAGTCGTGCCAGCGAGGGTGATTTTGCCCTCCTCGATGTCACGAACCTTGTTTGTGTACTTCTGAATCAGCTGGAACTCTGTATCAGCTCTAACAACATAACGCACACCATCAATTCTAAAATATTTTTCATATTTATATTTCTTTGGCATACGCACCTCCTTGATTTTGGGTACAAAAATACCCCTCTATTTGACATTAAGGGGCTGCGATGGTACAATTTCGTTGTTCAGATAGGTTGTACCTTACAGCCTTATGCATTGCCCTCGGTTTCGGCTGGGGGCTTTGTTATTTTACATTTTGAGCAAAATCTTAATTATAGTTTTTTATAATTAACACTTTGAGCAAAATCTTAATTATAGAATGAGTTCAACATAAAACCTAAACTAGTCGAAATCGACCAGTTTGCTCGGTAGTTATTTCCAAAAAGGAAACAACTGTAAAATCCGCCATTCTTATATCCATATAGACACCCCAATCATATATCTAGCAATCTATAGTGTTTTAAGCATTCACGCATGAATATTTCAGTAACATCGAAATGCTCAGCTAGATCGTATACCTCTGTTAGTCCGTTCGTGATTGCTTGCATAACTAAGTCGAGCGGTAGAACCTTTTCATACGCCCACCGCCTCGCTTGTAACTCTTGTTTTATATTCGCAATGCTGTCTTGATCTAAGATATTTCCTGAAGAGGTTTTATAGTGGCCTATCTCCTCTGCAACGATAGATAGTTTTTCAGCCGTGGACATTTTTCTATTGATCCATACAACATTATCGCAGTAGAGTCCCTTATTAATCATACTGTGTTCTTCGATGTTTAATTCATTCTCATACTCAGCAATCAATTCTTCATATCTATTCATAGTCACACCTCCACAGTCAATATATTAGACGCTATTTTCTTTTTGATTTTACATAAGCCTTGAATCGCTCTATCTCGTCGAGCTCTTCGGCTGTCCATTCTTCTTCATCGTGATGTGCTGCGATTGTATCTGGAACGAAATCGTTTTCTAAAAGATAGTCGATAGTTACATTATATAACTTTGACAGTTTCTTTAGAGTGTCAGACCCTACTTGCCTAGCGTCTGTCTCGTAATTGTTGTACGTCGTATAAGGCATTTCCAACTTATCCGCAACTTGCTGTTTATTAAGACCAGCACTTATTCTCAATTCCTTTATTCTTTGACCAATACTCATATTAATACACATCTCCTTTAGTGCATTGTAAATAGGTATACTTCCAAAGTCAAGAAAAATTTTACTCAAAATGAATAAAAATTTTGCGAAAAGTGTTGACATATTACTCAAAATGAGTTAATCTAAATATGAAATTACTCAAAATGAGTAAATTTTAAAGAAAGGAGCTAATATGGACAGCATCATTTACAAGAACATTGAGGCCGAGCGAGTAAGACACGGATACACAAAAGAAGTTATCGCTCAAAAGTTAGATGTTACCCCTAAAACTTATCTTAGTTGGATAAGAGGAACAACCGAAATCCCCGCATCAATATTGCTAAAAATGAAAAGGATGTGGGATGTGAGTGCAGATTATTTGCTGGAAACAAACGACTAATCACACCAGCGAGAAAGGAGGAAGGATGAAAAACATTAAAAAGACTGTAACAGCAAAGGTCGACACAAGCGAACACAAGGAGCTTGTCAACGCAATCAGAGAAAAACTAGAAGAAGCCAGCTCATTGATGGATGAACTAGCTTCTACACCACTAGAAGTCAA